GGTTGGTTCAACAAACAAAAACCAACATGGGATGTACTAAACTTTGGCCCAAGACGAGAAACAAAACAAACTAAAGGCGTTGAAACATATAGAGTTAAAGAGCCTGAGATGTGCAAAATTTATAATGAGAACTGGGGTTGCATGATGCCTGAATATTACCATGCAGGTTCCGGTTGGTGGAGATCTCGTGTTCAACAGGTTGCTGATGTAGAGTCAGTACTTGTATGTTCAGATGCAGAGGGTGCAATTTACGGGGAGGCATACGTTGGAAATACAATTGAAAGTGTTGAAAATATGTCTGTTGAAGAATTAACAAAACTGGGTAAGGCTCAAAAAGAATGTCTTTATGATAACCACCCACTAGATAAAGCAACACAAAGAAGTGAGCTTTTAGGAGTAGTAGAATGAAACATGCAGGAATTATCCCACTGATTGGAGGGGAGATATTAGCATCTGACGAAGCTTACGGACAGAAGCCTGAGTATTTAATGACATACGGCGGATTTGAAGGTAATGAAAAGCATTTGTTAAATTATTATAAAGAACATGACCACGATATTCCATATCACGTTGTTGATGGCGAGAATGCACCTAAGCGATATAAGAAAGTTGATGTGGTATCGTCAGTATGTCCTTGTGCAGGTTTGAGTAGTTATCACAATTCTTATGGTGAACAGAATCCAAATAACCAATGGCTTGTAAAATCTACAAAATTTGTACTCAATGAGATTGCTCCTAAAGTTTTATGGGGTGAAAACGCTCCTGCTCTTGCTACTAATGTTGGCGCATTTATGAAAAAGAAGCTTATGGAAATTGGGCAAGAAGCTGGTTATAACATGACAATTTATACTACGAAAACATTACTACATGGTAATCCTCAAGTTCGTAGGCGATCGTTTTATTTCTTTTGGAAAAAAGATGTATTTAAAAATAAGGTACCGGTATTTGAGTATTTTGATAAAGAAATGCCGACCATTACTGACTTGTTATTAGAAACAAAATCTAATTTCCAAACAGAAACAATTAATAAGCGCATTCCATCTCAAGATGACCCATACTACAAATACTTATTAGAAGAAATAAAAGGCGGAATGACTCATAGTGATTTTGCAGCAGAATTAAGAGAAGACGAAACATTCACAAGAGCATCGTATAATGTTGAAAGTGAAATCATACACCACCACGGTAAAAACTATGCTGAAGTATCTGAATACATGAGAGGGCTAGGACTTGATAGAGAAGCCGATAAATGTATGAGAAGATATGAAAAACTTAAAGCAGGTGGTGGAGTAATGTGGAGAGGAACAGTGATTCCTATTCGATACATTGGAGCATTTGTAGTACATATGCCACATGTTCTTACTCACCCCGTCGAAGATAGATATATAAACATAAGGGAAGCAATGAACATCATGGGACTTCCTGAAGATTATGAATTACTTGACCCAGAGAAAAGCATCAACCATATCTGCCAAAATGTACCTTACAAAACTGCAAGGGATATGGCTACTCAGGTTAAGAAAGCAATAGAGAAAAAATTACCGATGGAAGATGCTACATTTATGTACCAAGACAATTTATCACAGCGTATTCGTGATAGTCACTCATCTGTAGATATAACCGAGTTTATGACATGAAAAAACATTTAGTACTTGACTTTGAAACAATGGGCACAGAGCCTACAACTTGTGCGGTCGTTGACTGTTCAGTAATGATTTTTGACTGGGATAATTTTACTACAAATCCTTATACTCCAGCAGACATCAATAAAACTCGTAGGTTTAAGCTTAATGTTGCAGAACAAGTTAAGGAATATGGTTATGAGATTGAACAAGATGTAATTCAGTTTTGGTCAGAACAATCTAAAGAAGTTCGTGATAAAATTAAACCATCACAGCAAGACCTTACAGTAAAAGAGTTCGTATCAAATTTTCACAACTTAGTTGTTGACGAAAATATTGGCCATTGGTGGACTCGTGGTAATGCTTTCGACCCAATTATTATTACAAGACTTTTTGATAGTCAAGGTCGTAAAGCTCATCTCTATAACTATTTGAAATACTATATGGTACGTGATATGAGAACTTATATTGATGCTAAATTTAACTTTGAAAACAAACAAAACGGATTCTGTCCTATTGCCGACACAGAAAAATGGGATAAAACATTTAAAGCGCATGATAGTTCTTGGGATGTATTAGCAGATGTACTTAGGTTACAAGCAATCGTAAGAGCAGAAAATGATTTGGAGCAAATATGAAAATTGAAATTAAAACAGAAGAACTAAGAAAGCATAGTATCTTTGTTGGTACACCAATGTATGGTGGTCAAGCAACGGGCCTTTACACAAAAGCTACCAACGATCTAAGCATGTTATGTGCTACTCATGGTATCCCATTAAAATACTATTTCCTTTTCAATGAGAGCCTTGTACAACGTGCTAGGAACTATATTGTAGACGAATTCCTACGTTCAGATTGTTCTCACTTATTATTTATTGATGCAGATATTGCATTCAATCCTCGTGATGCATTAGCATTACTTGGTTTACATTTACAAGACCCAGAAGAATATCCAATTGTAACAGGACCTTATCCTAAGAAAACAATTGCATGGGAAAAAGTAGCTAGAGCTGCGCAAATGGGTAAATCAGATGAGAATCCATTTGAACTAGAAAGATTTACATCAGACTTTGTATTCAACCCAGTTAAAGGTATGCAATCATTTAAATTGAGTGAGCCGGTTGAAGTACAAGAAGCAGGAACTGGATTTATGTTAATCTCAAGAGAAGCATTAGAGAAATACCGTGATGCTTATCCAGAGCTTTCCTATTTACCAGACCATGTACGAACCGAACAGTTTGATGGCACAAGAGAAATTACAGCTTTCTTTGATTGTGTTATTGACCCAGATTCTAAGCGTTACTTATCAGAAGATTATTTCTTCTGTAAGCAAGCCCGTAAAGCGGGTCTGAAAGTTTGGATGTGTCCTTGGATGCAGCTAAACCACACAGGAACATATATCTTTAAAGGTGGTATGGGTTCCATTGCAGAGCTTGGAGTGACAGCAACTGCTGATAACACTTCTAGTAAAAAGAGTTATAAGTAGTGGTTGACAAATTACTAAAAGTATGTTATAATAAACCTTTCATAAATCAGGAGAAATTTATATTATGAAATTTTCTAACGAAACCTTGAGTGTCCTAAAAAGTTTTACTGCAATTAACAAATCAGTTTTGTTAAAGCCCGGTAATACTATTAAGACGATTACTCCAGAAAAAACGCTTATTGCGATTGCAGAAATCCCAGATGAAATACCAAGCGAAGCTTGTGTATATGACTTATCTAGATTTCTTTCAATATTAAGCTTGTATAATGACCCAGACGTTGAGTTTGGAGATAAATACTTTATTATATCTGAAGGTAAGAGACGAACCAAGTATGTCTATGCAGACATCTCTATGATTCATACTCCGCCTGAAAAAGATATAAATATACCATCTGAAGACGTTGTTGTGAGTGTAACAGAAAGTGACCTTTCTTCAGTACTCAAAGCAGCAGGAGTTCTTCAGTTTACCGAGATTGCGTTTGTCGGCGAAAGCGGCAAGTGTTATCTCAAAGCAATCGACAGTGCTAATGACAACGCAGATGACTTTGGTGTTGAAATTGGTGAAACTGACGATGAGTTTAGAGTCATCATTAAAACTGATAACTTGAAACTAATGCCGATGGATTATGAAGTTACCATTTGTTCAAAAGGGATTTCAGAATTCAAAGGGGACAACGTCACTTACTTTGTGGCAATAGATTCAAAGTCAACATATAATAAAGGATAGGTGAAACTATGAATGACGCAGTACAAGGCAACTTCGGTGGCCAGCAACAGCAAGAAGAAGTCGTAATCAATATGAACGACCTCTCAACAGTCCTGCAACTTATTGATGTAGTATCAACAAGAGGCGGGTTCCAAGGTAATGAACTGGCAGGTGTCGGAATGTTAAGGAATAAGCTTGAAGCTTATTTGAGACAAAACATGCCACAGCAAGAAGCTCCTAACGGAGAAGAAAGTGTGGATGTAGCCGAACCAGCAACCGGTGAATTAGCTGACAAGTTGGTTGACTAAGACCAACACTCTTTCTCGAGAACAGGGGATACAGCATTCGCTTATCCCCGCCCTCAATTTATTTTATATTATGATTATTGGTGAACTATGCAACACAAACAAAATGAAGTACTCTGGGTAGAGAAATATCGTCCGCAAACAATTGACGATACAATCTTACCAGAAAAAATGAAAAACACTTTTCGTAAGTTCGTAAATGACGAAAGTGTACCCAATTTATTACTAACCGGCGGACCAGGAGTAGGTAAAACTACGATCGCTAAAGCTATGCTCGATGAGATGGGCTGTGACTATATCGTTAAAAATGGTTCTCTTAATGTGAATATCGACACTCTTCGATATGATATCTCAACTTATGCAAGTGCTGTTTCCCTTGGTGGAGGCAGAAAATATGTAATCTTTGACGAAGCAGATTATCTCAGTGCAGCAAATGTACAACCTGCTCTTCGTAATTTCATTGAAGAATATTCAGCGAACTGTGGATTTATATTTACTTGCAATTTCAAAAACAGAATTATTGCTCCGCTTCGTTCAAGGTTATCTGAAGTAGATTTTACTATTGAAACGACAGAGCGTCCAGCTCTTGCTATGCAATTCTTTAAACGTGTTATCAATATTCTTGAGAATGAGAATGTTGCTTACGATAAAGGTGTTGTAGCAAAAGTTATTGAAAAACATTTCCCAGACTTCCGTCGTGTATTGACTGAACTACAATCTTATGCAGCTTCAGGTAAAATCGACGAAGGTATATTTGTAAATCTAAAACAAGAAAGTATTGATGAGTTATATAACTTACTCAAATCAAAAGACTTTACGAATATGCGTAAATGGGTAGCAAAGAACTCAGACCAAGATATGAATGAGATGTTCAGACGTATCTATGATATGATGCAAGAACGAGTAGAATTTAAAACCCAACCTGGTTTTGTTGTGACTCTCGCTGACTATATGTATAAGAGTAATTTCGTAGCTGACCAAGAGGTTAACATGGTTGCCTTTTTAACTGAAGTTATGATTGAATCCGAGTATGTCTAATGAAAATTGATTTCCAAAAATCATACCAATGCTTTAATTGCGACGTGAGTGTAGAAGGAGGTGAAGAATACACTCTAAAGTACCAAGCATCGGATGGTGAAGCGGAACTCAAAATGTGCGCAACTTGTGCAAAAGACATGAACGAAATTCTTATGAACATAGAGGAAATACAAAATGGCAAAGGGTGATTTAAGTCCGTTTGATTTTATGAATGCCGCTTCTTTTAGTAAAGCGGACATCATAAGAGATAGCGACATACCAGATGTAACGGAAAAACAATACAATGCTTATATTGTTAACCGTGGGTTTACGAACTTCGAAGATACGATACTTCATGCTAATGAAATGAACCAGAGGCATGAGTTATTTCCAGCAGCACAGTTTGATTACTACCGTGCTGTATTACGAAAGCGTAAAAGATTCTCTAAGTGGCCGAAGGCTGATAAAGATGTGAATCTCGATGCGATACAAGAAGTATATCAATGTAACCGAACAGTGGCAAAGCAATATCTCAAAGTTCTGAATGAAGAACAGCTTCAAAGTGTTCACGACCGACTTGTGACAGGAGGGTAAGGCTTGAAAAAGATAAATAAATCTTATAGTGGTTATATACC